GTTCGTTAAACCTTAGGCTTAATACTCTTGTTTGGTTTGCCCAACTATCACTTGTCCTTATAAAATCTCCATTAGCTATATTTAATTTATCTAATACAAATTTATATCTTAAAGCCACTTTTTCTTGTTCTGACATTTTAGATGTTGTTTTTCCATAGCCATTTGCCAATGCATATTGGTCTAGTGCATTTTGTGTCATTACAACACCTAAATCTTTTAATGTTTCTGTTTCACCAGTAAATACTGATTTTAATTTTGTATATGCTTCATCACTCGATAAATTGTAAAAAGAAGCAACATCTCCTGTTAAACCTGTTAATGTTTCTGACATTGCTAGTGCTTCTTTATTAGAAAAATTAAATGCTTTTGCCATTGCCCCAAATGTACCAACATATTTCTTCGCTACCGTTTGACCTAAGCCAAACTGAGTTATTGCGTTTTCTGCAAACTTATTTACTTCTGTATTTAAACTTCCAAAAGTAACATCAACAACATTTTGTACTTCTGTTAAATCAGAACCTAGATTAATACATTCTTTGCCAAAATTCACTATCGCTTTAACAGAAAAAGCTGCTATTGCTAATTTTCCTATTTTCCTTAATGAATTTTCTATTCCTGAACTTTTTATTGTATTTGTTGCATTTTTAAGTCCTTTATTAAACGGATTAGAATTAAGCAATAATTCAAAGTCAACAGCTCCTACATTCGTACTCATATTCCCGCTTCTCCTTTCTTTTAGGATAAAAGCAGGTATTGGCTAACTACTCACCAATAACGGTTGTGTTGCTCACTCTGTCTTTTTCATCTATATTAATTTTTATTGTTTTCTTACATCGTACGCATTTTATTTCACCCTTGCATTGCTCAGCTTTTATTAAAAGTTGATTGCAATTAGGGCATCTTATTTCTATCATTTGTTATCACCAGCCATTTCTTTAAAAGCTTTTTGAAATTCAGCAATAACTTTTTCATATTCCTGCTTACTCATTTTTTGAGCTAACTTGTTTCTGTATTTCCATCTTATATTTTTCTGTTCCTGAGTAAAATTTTTTAATACTTCGTCATCATCTTCACTACGAATCTGAACGATATTTCCGTAGTGGTGTATCTGGCATTAGCCCAGATATAAGATTACACAATTCCGCATAACTCATTGTGTCTATTTCTCTTCTTATTCGTATGCCATATTGCTTAGCTAAACTTGCCTCAATTAATGGCCAGTCATCTTCCATGTCATACCATAATTCTGTATCATTACTTGTTTTGAAATCGTTTTTCCATTTCCTCATAAGTAATTTCATTTACTTGTGCCATTATTGCTATAATAATGACTTTTAAATCTACAACTGTTACTTTCATTTCTTTTATTTCTTTTTCTGCTTCTTTTCCTAACAATAGTTCTATCGCTTTAAATAAACCGTCTAAACTATCATCTTTTTTAAATAAATCTTGAGCTTTTAGCATTGTTTCTGCTCCGCAATCTACTTCGTATGTTTTTCCCTCTGCTATTGTTATTGTTTGTGGTTCATGACTTAATTTTGAGCTAATATCTATATTTGCCATTTTAAAAATCCTCCTAATATAAAATTAAAGAGTAGGATTATACCTACTCTTTCTTATGCTGCCGCTTCTGTGTATGTTGGTTTTCCATTTGACATTACATCAAATTCTAGTGGAATAACCTCTGTAGATTTTCCAGCACCCCAGTTTGTTATATTGAATATTGCATTCTCAAACAATAGTGTTGCGCCACCTGGGAATGTCCATTGTAAACATCCTTCTACATCTCTTCCATTTTTCAATGCTAAGCCTGCTACATAATCATTTCCAGTATCTCCAAAATTTCTTTTTCCTGAAATTGAAATTGTAACAGATTTAGAAGTCATTAATCTTCTAATCCATCCTTCTTGATCTAGAGGAGCCCACTCTTCTACACCATTATCTAATTTCACAGAAAAACTTTCCATGTCTGCTATATCTGTTAATGTAGCCTTACTAGCACCAACTTGAAATTGGTTTTCATATACTGGATATACTCCTGTTTTAGTTGCCATTATTTTTCACCCTTTCTATACAATAAATTTATTTCAATTGAAAACTTGTACACATTGTTTTCATCTGCACCTAAATCAATAGGCCCGTTATATAACCCCTCAATTGAGCATTTATATTCATCAATAAAAAAAGAACTACAATCTAGTAGTTCATAAATTTTGTTGGCCATAATTTCAGCCGTATTATAATTTTTAGTCCATCTCAGCAATAAAGTAATTGGCAATATTCCATACGTTTTTAAGTTTTTATACTTAGAATTATCTTCTAGCTGTCTACGATTAGCATACAAAGCAATAGCTTTTTCTTGGTTTTCATCCATCTGCCCTATTGACCACTTACTGCATTCTGGTATTATACTTTTAAGATAATCTCTTATTTTAGATGTATTTATTCTTGTTATCATTGTCCATTTCTCCTTTTTAACATTTGTTTAAAGTATTTTATTGGTAAGTCTTTTTTACTACCACTAATATAGTCTTCAAACCAGTACTGTTTAGCATTAGGATTTTTCCCTTGTTTTATATGTATTTCAGGATCAAAATAAATTTTTCTTGAATATACTGATGGGTTCTGAATTTTAACCACTCCTCTTATTTTTTGAGTGTCATCAACAAACATATCTCCCTCCAAATCCCCCTGGTCTTTCGGTACAGTTTGACTTTGAACTAAATCTGTTTTTAATGCTTCTGCTGTATCTACTAATGCTAATCTTGCATTTTCTAATGTTGTTTCTATATTTTTAATATTGTATGTTACCTTCATATTACATCAGCTCCAATGTTGTATGATGAACTGTTCCATCTGGATTTCTGGGTCTACTTGCTTGATAAATTTCATATTCTGTCTCATTTACTATTACTTGTCCACCACTTATTTTCTTAATTTTTGGTGCTATATCTCCAAGTAGTATCACTTTTCCTACAAGCTCAACCTTTCTTCCATCAGAACTAATTATAATTTTAGTTTTTTCAACAAACCTACATTTCTGATTTTTTAAGTTTAAAGAAGTTAAAGGCTCACCATCTTCTGATAAGCCTTCTTGATATATAACTACGTCACATTCGTTATTTAATAATCTTTCTAAATGCTTTGGATTTAATTTCTTTATCATATTATTCTTGGTGTTAATCCTGTTCTTTTTAAATAAGAAAAAGCCACTTTTGATATTTTTAATTTATCAGCCATATCTTGTGATTCAGTTTCATTTATGGTTAAATCTCCACCTATTGAATAACTAGATATGCTTTCATCATCATAAGTGCCTTCTTCTTTTATATAATCTGCTTGTATGCAAGTTGCTTTAATTATTAAATCCTTTTGTTGACTTGTTAAATTATCAAATCCTCTTCTTTCTATTCTCGTCAATGTGATTCTATTAACGTCAATTGAGGCTAATTCTAAGTACTTTTCTATCTCTTTATCTTCTAATACTTTAGAACCGTATTTAGAATAGTCCTCTTTTGTTGCATAAACATTTATCATGTGCAACACCTCTTATTTTACTTTCTTTTCTAATTCTGCAATTTTTGCTGTTAATTCCTCATTAACTTTTACTAACTCTGTCTTTTCTTCTTCAACTTTTGTTATTTTTGCTGTTAGTTCCTCATTAACTTTTGCAATTTTCTTTAATTCTTTTTCAAAATCTTTAGAAGCTACTTTTTTAGGAACTCCTAATTTTGAATATCCTCTAGCTTCATATTGTGTAAGCTCTTCTTCATCAATAGATAATAATACATTATCTTTTATTACTCTTATTTTCGACATGATAACCTCCTATTCTCCTGCATATTCAGTTGTATCAACATCGACGTATATGCTATCAATTTTGTTATCTTTTCCATTTGGGAAAACAAATGTATCAGATAAACTTCTATCTTGATATAAATATCCATCACCTTCTGTATGTTGACCAGGATTAAAATAGTAAATACTTGCAATCTTTGGAACTGTTTTAACAGTTAATGGAGATGCTATTAAAACATTAATTTTATGAGAACCTGTTACAGCTGTTATATTCTTGCTTTCATCTGCTACAACCTTCTTAACAGGAACGAATCCGTCAGTAAAATCAAATTTATCATAAAATCTTTCATCGTCAATTACTTCTATTAATGTTACTCCATCAATATCTGTAATTCTAGTTTCTATTCCAATTCCACCTTCTGCAATTTGTGTCATTTCTATTTTTCTTGTAAAATCCGTAGATTGTTCTAATAAATCCATAATTGTAGAATTTACATACGCAATTAAAGCACCTTTTGCTACATATCTTCTTAATTTTCCAGCACTTAACATTGCTTTTAATTTTCCATATACGTTTTCTTTTGTATATGAAGACAATGCTGTAGAACTGTGATATCCTGTTAATTTCTGTGCTTCTGTAGCGACTTTAGAATAGAAGTATGCATCCATTTCTGGTATTTGTTGTGTTTTGTGAAATACTTCTGAAATATTTTTTATAGATGCTGTTTCATTTGTTTCATCTACATCTATTTTGTCTACTAAGAATGATATATCTCTATCGTGTGTTAATGTGAAAGGTACATCAGTTTGTGCAAATGTTCCTTTGTTCCATCCGCCTAATCTACTATGTGATTTATAACCACTTGTACTCATTTGTGTAAAATGAAATGTTTTTGCACTTAACCATTTAACTGCTGTAGTTACGAATGGTGAAGTTAAAGATTCTTGTTCCATAATTTCTAATAGGTCTGGAGACCATACCTCTGCATAATTTAATGCCATAATTAATTACCTCCTAAAATGAATTAAACCTATTCCATCTTTTTGTGGCTATAGGTTTTTTGTTTTTTTGATTTTCATCAGAGTTACTTTGTGTTGCTCCAAATTTAAATCCTTTTTCTTCTTTTTCTTCTTCCTTTGCTATTCTTAACTCAGGAAATTCAGAAATTACTGCGTTGATTTCATCTTCTAGCTTTTTAGTGTCTATTAATCCATTTTCTAGAACTTTTGACATATCAACTAATCTTGCTGCTCTTTCAACTTTCTTGACGTCAACACCAGCTTTGGCCATAGCAAGTGCTATTTTGTCAGTATAATCTGATTGAACAGTCTCTTTTTGTTCTTCTTGTCCTTTATCTTCTTGCTTGCTCTGAGTTTCTTGAACTTGTTTAGAAGTTTCGCCTTGTTCTGCTTTTTCAGCACCTTTGGCATACATTCTTCTTATAAATCCATCTAACTCATCTTGATTCTTGAAAACTATTGAACCATCTTCGCCTTTTTGAGCTACTTGTTTTTTAGCTTTCTCACCCTCATTTTTATTTTCAGTTTTTTGCTCGTTTTGAGCATTATCTGTTGTAGTTTGAGTATCTACATTTTGTTTTTTATCGTCTTCCATATTGGAACCTCCCCCGTTTAAAGTCCGTCGACTATAATTTTTACAATAAAAAAAGAGCCCTTTAAGACTCTAATTTTGAAAATGGCACAAGTTAATGGATTCGAACCACTACAAACAGTTTTGGAGACTGCTGTGCTACCATTAACACTAAACTTGCATATAAAAAAACACCTACATCTCTGTAAGTGTTATATTAATTATTAAACATAATATGGATTTGGCTTAAACAATAATGATATTATATCTATAAACCAACCAATTCCAAATAATCCTCCTGTAAACAGATATATTATTCCCATTCCAATTTTTCCTTCATAAAATTTGTGTCCGCACACTGTAAATATACACAAAGCTAACGAAACCCATTTATTTTTTGCTCTTCCTGCAATACGATTATTTATATTGCTATTCGTATTAGTATTAGTATTATTAATTACTATATTAGGACTTGATGAATTAATTTGCTCAACTTGTCTCCCACATTTTGTACATATCACTGCATCTTCTGGTATTTTTTCACCACAATGTCTGCAAAATTTCGTTTTCATTTCTGTTGTTTCCATTTTTTCTTCCTCCTTTTATTTTATCTAAAAAGAGTATATTACATTATCTTACAATTTTCAATATTTTTCATATTTTATCTTTTACTTTATCATACCATTTATTTTTTTCATCAATATCTCTATGTGGGCAATCATACTTTTGAGCATACATGTACTCCTTGGGTCTATTTCCATACACCTTACAGTTTCCATCTTCATTTATTAAGTTTTTACAAACTTTACATATTGGAATTGTTATTTCCAAATGTGGTATGCCATATCTATCATCTAATCCCATTATATAATCGCCTCCATATCAATATAATATTTATTAGCTATATATTCTATGTTTTTTATATAAAACTTTGTATTTCTTTTCAAAAGTACTTCGTTTTGATATTTGTATTTTTCAAAAGCATATTGTTTGATATCCATAGCTCCTTTAAACCCTTTAGGAACATGTATTCTCATAATTATATTTCTTCCTGTTTCTTCTGCCTTTAATCTGCTAGTAGAAAAAAATGCTCTATCCTGTATGAAAATATATTTCAAATCCATTATTTCCTCATGGCTTACTCGTTTTCTCTTTTCAAATCCAGCTATACTTTGTATTATTGTTCCTCTATGAACTATAATATCTTGATCAAGTGGTTTTGATTTTTCTAATGCGCTATCCAATAAATTTATTTTCTTTTGAATTTCTGCAGTAATATCATTTAAACGAATTGCTTTATTTACTCTTGTTGCATCAAATCCTGTGTAATTAGTTAATTCTTGTTTTTCTTCATCTGTCAACATTATTGTACTACTTTCACCTATGTTTTGCAATTTATTTTGGTAATTCAATATGCTTTCAGGAAATAAGCTTCCAGCTATCAGTCTTGTATATTGTTTCTGCCTTTGTTGCAAATACTGAGTATATTTATCATTTTCGCTATGATTGTGCTTTGCTTTTGTAACTTCTTCGGGTTCATTATTTATACCTTCATAATATGTACTAGCACCATGCTGACACCTAGGGTGAAATAAACCTCCTGCTATTGCAGTACTTAATAATGGATATTCTCCATCATCTTCTTTTCCTCCAGACCATACATCGTCTATATATACTCTTCCTTCCCACGGCGTACATTTATCACAAGCTCCACCATGTTTTGAAATATATACTAATGGATTGCCTAATTTCTTTCGCATTTCGCCTTCACCCATTAGATTAGCTCTTTTGTTAGCTGTTCTAATAGCCATATCGCAATAATCTGCTATATTATGTCTTGTACCATTTTTATATTCAATACAATTAAATCCTCTCGCCAAAAAATCTTTACTTGCCATATCTATTGCTTGTTTTACTGTTCCCGCTCCCGTATTAGCAAATACTTGAGCTTTATATATAATCTGTCTATATTGGTCATTTGCCATCCTTAAAGTTGCATATTTTACATCTGACATATCTGATTTGATGCTTTTTACTAGTGCATCTAGTTTCCTATGATTTAATCCAAAAAAAGATCCACCTAATTGTGAATCTTCTTTCTTTATAAGTCCAGTTTTTATTGCGTTTTTATTTGTTCTGCTTGCACCTTCTTTAAATTGTTGTTTTATATGTTTATATAAATATCTATTTAGCCCCTTTGTATTGTTGTTAAATATTTCCTTATTTGCCTTCTTATAGTCTTCAAATTGTTTTATTTTCAGTGCTTGCCATTGTGGCCAATCAAAACCTTTTGTTTTTTCGTCTTCTTTATGACTCCATAATGTTCTTTTCATAGAAGTAATTAATTGTAATTCAATTTCTTCCATTACTTTTTTTATATCATATTCATTTTGCATTTAATCACCTACTCTAATGGTTCCATTATATTAGGTTCTTCTTTTTCAATTATTCCCGCTTCTTCTTTTAACCTTTTTACTTCTTGTTCTTTTTCTGCTTTAGTTAAACTATCTCCATACATTGTATCTACAGTCTTTTCAATGCTCATTACATTTTGCCCTGGTCTAGCCTTTGAAACTGTTTCTACTGTTGCTTCAAAACTAGGGTTAGCATATTCTTTAAAATCTACTGTTGCTTCATATTTACCTGCTGTTTTTTTCTGCGCTTTATCATATGTTTTTAGACATATTTCAACTAACTTAGGAATAACTTTTTCCAATACATCTATTACTTTTCCTCTTGTATATTGTGTTGCTTTTTCTTTTTCTCTTTGTGCATCTGCATTGTCTAATTTTTTTACATCTATACCTAATGTTGATGGGCTTATTAAACCTTGTAAACACAAATCTAATGCTGTTATATATGACTGTAACATTCCTTCATAATCGAAGTCTCCTTTTTCTCTTGTAATTTTGCTACTCTCTGTTTCTGATGTTGTACTTCCTACTTTAGCATATCTATTATCAAATGTGTTAGGTTTTAATAAATCCCCATTTTCATTTGTTGGTATTAAATCTTCTGGAATATATGTTATTGTTCTGTTATCTCTTAATGCATCTATCCATTTACTCCATACTTCATCAAAACTATCAAAAGCATCTAATTTCTTTTCTATTATGCTTTGTCCTCTACCTTTATATTTCTTCGATTTGTTGAACATCATAGGCACAGCCATCATAAATTTAGTATCCGTTGGTTCTTTCAAGTCTGCAGTTTCTGGAATAGAATTGTAATCTTTCATTAACTGGTCATTTTCATATAATTCATATTTTATGCCATCTTTAGAGTATTTTTCAAACAAAGTATAACAAGCATCTTTTTTAGGATATTTATTTTTAAAGTTTATCCCTGTTATTCTTCCTCTTGTATATTCATAATCAACATCTTGTCCAGAATAAAACTCTATTATAGGATATTTACTTATATCTGTATCATAACTTATCTTAAATGCACCATCACATTGCACAAATACATCAATTATTGCTTGTTTTAATGTTTCTTTGAAGTCATTTTCTTTTGCTATTTCTTCCCAATTTGTTTGTGCTTCGTTGTTTCCTTTAACTTCTATTTTATTAAAACTATCAACTATTATATCCGCTAACATATCAACTATCATAGCAGGTAACCCAGTATGTATTTTTCTAAAGTTTATACCAGTAGTACTTTGCGCTGCCCAAAACTTTGCATTTCCCATTAAATCGTCTGTTTGTGTATAGTATTGATGTAACTCTGATGCATCTCCTCTGTACCATAATAGATTTCTAAAACAGTTACCTTCAAATGTGTTTGTTTCTTGAATTGTTATTGTATCTCCAACACTCGGCTGTATTTCTAGCCAATTTCGTATCACTTTTTTTATCTTCTCATTAACTATTCCCATTGGATTCTCCTTAATCTACTAATTTCCAGTCCTCTGCTAGCATATCAGCTTGACTTGCTAACCAACCTAATTGAGTACCTGATGTTCCAACAAATGCTATTGCCTTATTTCCTATTGTTTGATGTTCTGCATTTATTATTTCGTCATTGGTATTCTTGTAACTAATATCGTTTGCTAATTCTATATATTGATTTTTACCATTCCATCCATTTCTTTGTAATCTTTTTCCTTTTTTTAATAGTTGTATTGCTTTTCCAAAATCAAAAAATACACCAGTCTCTCTTATCACAAGTTTGTTATTTTCAAAGTTTATTACTATATTTTCCGCATTTAATTCTATTGTTGTCTCATAAATTCCCTTTTCAGCCATTTTTATTCCTCCCTACTTACACTTTTTATTGCCCAAAATTGTGCTTCTTCTAGTTTAGTTACTGCTAATGATGTTTCTCTACTTGGTTTGCATTTTAAATCAATTTCATCATAAATAAGAGAAAAACATTCCCTTATATGTTGTATTCTATTATTTTTTTCTTCATCTACTGCAATGTACTTGGCCCTATTGTTCATCACTTATTCCTCACTTTCATCTTTTATTATTTTATTTATTACACTCCAATTACCAATTTTCTTTTTATGTGGTAACCACGCATATTGGCAACCGTTTATTGAGTGGTCATTACCATCTTCAGGTTGATTATCTTCATCAAATGAATATTTATTACATTCATCTATATAATCCTTGCAAGTTTCAATAATTAAAAAATCACCAGTATTCAACCAACTTTCTTGTAGTTGAACTCTAGTGATTATTTTTGTCTTTTTCCATGCATTTTCAAAGTTATATACTAAAGCATTTTGCCTTTTAGCTTTGTTTGCTTCCATTATTGTTCCTTGGTCTGCATTATCTATAAAACACGTTCTTGCAAATCCCCATTCGTTTTTGAACTCTTCCATAAATTCAACAATCCATTGAACTACGTCACTTGGTGCAAATGGTATTGTTCTATCTTTGTTATTGAATGTTCTTTCTTTCAATAAAACACATTTATTATCTGCTGTTATACCTATACCCTCTAATGTTACTTTGTCATGGCTTTCTTTTGAATATGATGTATCACAACCAATAGAAAATAATTTGAATTTCATCTTCTTTGCTTCTTCTACTGTTATTATATTTTTAGATTGTAAGTTAAGGCACAATCCCGTTGCTTTTCCTCTTAGTCCTTGTATCTTGTTTTTATATAACTTAGTTCCTACTGGCGCTACTGTTTTTTTCTTTTCTATTTCCTCTTGGTTTAAGCCTTTATTATCATTAAAAGTAAAAAACCAATATCTATAATTTTTCTTAGGTTCAACCTTGTTTAGTTCTTTCATTATTTCTGTTGGTACATCATTAGCATATTTTTTGTATGGCCTAGCATGATTTATTACTTCATCATAAATAGGCAAATTCGGATCATCTGGATTTAATGTTATACATAAATAATCATTTCTAGTTAAGATTTCTCTAATAAAATCTATGTCAGCTATATTGCCTTCATCTATGTATACACAACCATATTGACCACCCAAAGCATTTTCCCATTGATCCTTATTTTTATAGCTTAATACATATATAATTTTGTTTTCAAATTTTATATGTGGAAACTTATGGTCTTTGTCTCCATTTCCACAATATATGGCATTTCTATGTATATCTAATATTCCGTTGTCTTGATTTATTATATTTTTTTCTGCAACACCTGTTGTTCTTGCTGCGATTATATGCTCTTTTTTACTAGATGCTGATATCATTCGCATAAATTTAACTCCTGCTGCTACCGTTGTTTTTCCTGAGGCTGTTGTCCCTTCTAATACATCTACATCAACATTTTCAGTTGTATTACAAAAATCAATATATTTTTCTGATAATTCGAAGTCTTTTGTTTCATCATTCACTTAGGCCTTCACCACCTAATTGTTTGCAAATATCAGCAAACTTTTTAGAAGGTTCTACTTCATTCTTTATTCTCTCTGTTGGTTTATATCCTGCTCTATCAAGAATGTCTTTTACCGCTTGCATTTTTATATATTCATTATTTGATTTTAATAATTTCTTCAATTCCTTTTGTGCTTCTAATGCAAGTGAGCCAAAATTTTCTTTTATGTTTTTTTCTATTTCATTCTTAAATTCCTTATCTTTTTTCCAATTGCAAATTGTTTGTTCTGTTATGTTTAATTCTTTTGCTATTTGCTTTTGCGTTTTATTCTCCATAATCATTAGATTTATGCATTGCATCTGTTTTTCGCTTAACACTTGGCTCACCCCTTCCTAATTAAAATTTATTAAAATTATTTTCTTTTAAATTGTTTTATCATTGTGTCTAATATTGCAACTAAAATAAAAAGAGTAATGGCTATTGCTATTACTCCTAAACAACTTAATATTATTCCACAAAATATATTCCACATAGCTTATGCTTCCTCTCCTGTAATTTCATCTATTATTTTTACTGTTACATTTGCTTCCCAGATATAATAGCTGCCTACTTTTGATAACTTTTCATTTTCATTTTTAAGTATTACTTTTTTCTTTTCTGCCTTTATCTTTCGATTAACTCTTATTTGACTTTCTTGTGAATCATCACATTCATATCCACATGCATTTAATACTTTTACTACTAATTTGTTTTTTTCTTCTCCTACTTTCAAGCCAAGTTTTTTTAGTTTTTTTGACCTAACTTTTAAATACATTTTCATTCTCCTTTCTTTATGGCTGTCCGAAAAATCTTAATGCACTTATATAACCATCTTCAAGAGTAGTCTTTTGTTTTAGATATTTCTGAACTATTTCATTAATAAAATCATTAATGCTTGCTACAATCTCACATACATCTTCGTATGCAAATGTTTTCTCATCATTTTGATTATGACCATATTCATATAACCACACATGCGTTAGCTCATGTTTTAATGTCTTTATTACGTTTGCTTGGTCTTTTAATAACATTATTTTCTGCGTTTTATATATTGTTATTCCTAATGTTCCATCTGCTTTCATTTCATTGTTTATTATAGCTTCATCTACTTCTTCTATTAACCATTCTGTGTTGTTTATTTTGAACTTGAACATAATCATCTTCTCCTCTAAAGCATTTATCTTTTCTTTTACACTCATCACATCGATGCTTCATGCACATTGCAAAATTATATTTCTTCTTTCTCATAAGCTTCACACTTTGTTGTTATGATTCCACCGACGTGTGAATTTCGCACATATCTTTTTCTCTGTTTTTGCAATTCTTGCATTGTTCTTTGACATATTTGTCAAATCGTTCTTTTTCACTAATCATAATAACACCTTCTTTTGTATTTTATAATCACTATAAAACACGCAAACATATAATTTGCGTGCTTTGTACTAACAATAATAAAGAACCTGCTAGGAAGGTTCTTACGGAATGATTTATATACATGTTTAAGGATATTTGGAAATTTGCAACAAAAAAAGCTAATCAAATCAGTTTATTTTTATATCAACAATACCTAGCATTTTGCTAATACCAATATAAATAAAAAGTAGCTTGACAACATTAACCTTTCGTCAAACTACCTTTTTTAATAATTAAGAAAAGAAAATTAAATAATACTAAATACGATTAATTTATTTATTTAATTTTACAATTATAATTATAATACCTCGGAATTAAAATTACATCCAAATTTCATCACAATTTTATCCAAATTTTATCACAATTTTGTCACAATCCTATATTAATCACTTCTAGCATACTTTCCAGTGCTTTGTTTTTCACATTGATTAGTTGATTGATCGTTTTAGGTTTTTGAAATTCTGCACAATATCTTTGCGATACATAATCCCACTTTGCTTTATCTATGTAGTAAGTTTCTACGATAAACTTCTCCTCTGATGATAATTGATTTAATAAATTTTTCACTCTCACAACTTGTTTGTTTAGTCTGTCTTTCTCTTTCTCTAGTTCTTTTAACTTACTTTCTAAAAAAGTTCTATCTTCTCTGTTAATATGTACACGTTCTTTTTGATAATTCATTGCTGTTTGCTCTGTTACGTTTGAGATTTTATTTGTCTTTCCGCTCGGTACTTCTCCTACCGCACTCGATAACTGCATTGATTCAATTATCTCTTTGTCGCTCTCCTCGTATACTGTTCCAGCATACTCTAATCTATTGCCATACTCTTCTAGCTTTATATCTATTTCTAATATTTTAGCTTCGTTCTTCTTGTGTTCCCTTAACATGTTTTCTAAATCTTCTTTGACAAACTTCATTTGTACCTCCTACATTTTTAATTTCTTTATCTCTGCCTCCAGCTTCTTGATTTTTTCATTAGCTTTTTGCAATTCTGTTTCAAAGTATAATGTACGTCTTTCTTCTGATTTCTTATCTCTATAAAATACTGCTAGCATATTGTATGTTGCGTGAAACTTTTTGAATAGCTCTATTGTTCTATCGTCATCAGTATATTCTATTAAATCTCTAAGTTCTTGTATTTCAGCTTGCGTTAGTACTCTTTTAACTTTCTCCATTTTAATCCTCCATATCTATTTCTTCTTCACAGCCATATTCCATATTTAATAATAGCCCTCCTAAAAAAAACATTTCTCCAAATAAAACTATGAATCCTAAATATATGTTAATGTTAAAAGCAAATACTGCAAACGTTACAAGTCCTCCAATAACACCACATATCATTAAAATTGCTCCAATTATCCTTTCCATTTACTTTTCCTCGCTTTCTTTTAATATTTGTTTCAGTATTTTTACTTGTGCTAAATTTTCAAGATATGCAGTATTGCAATTTTCTCCACCATTGCTATATTGTTTTTTTATACGGCAAATATTATCTTCTAATTCTTTAATTACCTCTTTTATTTTCTGTTTTTCTATATAATCTTGTGTCAAAACTGGTACAATGCTCTGTATTGAATTTATGTAACATTGATTTTCTTTCTTTAATTTTTCTATTTTTTTCGTATCTTCAAACCAACTATTTTGAGTATCCTTTAATGTTTCTTTTAATTCTTTATTTTCTTTTTTTAATTCATAATACCTTCTATATATTTCGTCTGCATCTGGGTATAATAAATCAGGTTGCTCTTTTCTTCTTTCTTCTAAATATTTCTTTCTGTATGTTCTATTATCTGCTAAATCAAGTATTCTTTTATAATCTATGTTATCTTGTCTTAATTTTTCATTCTCTTGTTTTAATTCTTCATTTTCACTTTTCAATAAGCACCTATGTTCACACATATTGTTTTTAAATTCTTCTGCATTTTTTAAATTCATTTTACTTAATCTTTTATATTTTTCATTCTCTTTTAATACTCTTTTATAATCATCACTTTTTATTAATGCATTTTCTACAAATTTATATAAATTCCAACAGTCTTCATAATTAAATCTCATATAACTGTTTTCTTTTATTAATACGTGCATAGCTAACCAATTTCTTAAGCTCTCTTTTTGTTTTTTTATATCCTCTTCTATACTACTAGCATTAGTGTCAATAACTTTATTTGTTTCGTTTTCTATCTCATGTTCCTCGATTCTGTAAGCGCCTATGTCCTCGTTGTATTTTGCTCTTTTAATTGCTCTGTCTTTTTTATACTGATTCGTTTTTACTAATTCTACAAATCTTTTTTCTGCTTTTTCTTTATCCAAATGTATTTCTGTAATCGCAATAATCATCATACTCTTCTTCATTGTTTTTAAAAATTATATAGATTTTTTCTTTCATCATGTACCTCCTAATATAATTCGTATTCATAAAGTGTTTGTATTCCATAATCTTGACATATTCGGTTTTCAATTTTACATCCTCTTGCATTTTCCCAGCCATTCATAAATAAAACACAACCTGTTTTTCCTATGGCTTCTATTGATTTTGATAAGTAATATACAGCAGCATCGCAATCTTTTGGAGGCTCTTCTGGAAATATTGTATCTACAACTTGCCATCCTAAATATTCTAATCTCTTTATTACTTTTTTCCTTTCTAATCTTATTTGATCTTCACTTTTGCCATTCATTGGTTGGCTTATCATTATTTTCATCATGTATCACTCCTCTCTAAATCATAAATTCTATCTCTTTGCATACTTCTTAACATTGAAGACAATATTACCTCTTTATCTGCTTTAAGTTCTTGTTTTCTTGCTGATTTTATGCAATAAAGTTCTTTTAATCCATCTATTGGTTCTCTCCAAGAACTTGTTTTTTTGATACCAAAATCAAGTATTTCTTCTTTTTCTCTTGGCTCTAATCTATCTATTGCCACAAGAACTCCTATTTCTGGTGGTATTTCATCTTCTACCTCTTTATATAATTTATATGGCATTACGAAGTAATTTTTATTTCCTATAAATGTTAATCTATTTTTACTATGAAAATCTTGTTTTGATTGTTTTATCTCATAGCAGTAAGTTTCTCTTTGACAGTTGTACATTATACAATCTACTATTTCTTTTCCATACCAGCCAATCGTACATTCAAAAACATAAAACTCATTTCTTTTATTAAAACGATTTGCTAATAATTGTTCTAGTCTTTTTGTAGTTTCTGTTTTCATATCTTATTTACTCCTTTATCAAATTTCTTTATCTACTTCTTGCATAAATTCTCTTGCTTTTCTGCGTGCGTCTTGCTGATATTTACTATAAACATGAGTTGCTATTATGTCTTTCTTACTCCATCTATACACGTAACCATCTATTACTGTTGAATACACATTGTATAATTCTTTGTTTTTCTTTTTGTGCAATTCCCAAGCCATATTTATTCTCCCCCTACTTTTAATGAAACCACATATTTACTCTGTGTTCATAACAATATTTGAACATATTTAACCACAATTCATGCATTTCCCCTTTATCTCTATAAGGAAAATCTTCAATTTTCATTTTTTTCAGCTCATTATAAATTTTTTTACATTCTTTAGGTGTTAATTTTCCATCACAATCACTATGCCATAAAAATATATCTAAATCGTCATTGCATAGCTGATTCCATTGTTCAATTTCATCATCTGTAAATTCATAATTAGGAGTTAAATAAGGCTTTTCGTAAATCTCTCCTAATGTTTTATTAAAAGCTTTAGCAACCTTAATTCTATATTTAGCAAATGTTATATAACCACCATGATAAGTTTTCTCTCTTTTTAACCCTTTTATTTGTATATCTAACCCCATTACTTTTCTCCTTTCTCGAATATTCCTAACACTTTTCTTTTAAATTGCTCTGTTTCGTTCTTTTGACTTGTTTGAACTTCTTTAACTAACTTGAATTTGTATAGCTCTGCTTCCATGTCTGACTTAGTTTTCATCATTTCTTTATGTATATCTATTGCTGAATCTAATAACTTGTCTATATCTTGAAGTGTTTTCATTCTTTTTATAACATCTGCTGTAAGCACTATTGCTATAATTAACAGTACTGACGTTACAACAGTTTCTACTGCAATTATTGATATTTCCATTTTATTTTCCTCCTAACTTTTTCTTTAGTTCGTTATAATTTATATAATATTCACATCTGTATATTTCTTTGAAATTTTCTAACTCTTGTTTACTACAACCTACACAGGTCTTACACTTTGTTTCAGGTTTATCCAAGCTCATCAATCTCCTCGATTTCAAGTACTACTTTGAACTCATCTCCATACTCAAATGTATCTTCAAAAGCACATACACATTTTCTATTGTCATCTTTTAATTTTCCTTGGCTTACTAGAGTATCTAGTATAAATTTCTTTGAAAAACATATATTATCTAAGTCTCTTTTCTTGTTGCCTTCTATCCAATGAAAATGTATTTTAACTGGTTTTTCTTGCTTGGGTATATTAACTATGTATGGAGCTATTTTTCTTTGAATATCAGCCTTATATTTTGCACTAGCAAATCTGTTGTATCTGCACTCGTTTATATACTCATTTGCACTTGGCAATTTTAATGGTATTTCTACTCTAGTCATAGCTACCTCCTAAATTCTCGGTATATGGTTCATATTTATAGCTTCAAAACCTTTTTGTGTTCTTTCATATACTGCTACTGTTTTACCTGTATACTCGCATTTCTTTTTATCTATAACCTTTACCATTCCCATTCTTGATAATTCTGTTAGCCTTGGTGCCGTGTAATTTCTCTCTGTGCTTGGTATAAATCCCAAATCATATAATTCAACTGCTAATTCCTTTGCTGTTTTCGGTTCATCTAGTCTATTCAAAATTTGTATATATCTTATTTTGACTTTGTCTTGTATATCATCGAAGCTCATCTGCCTTGTCATTTCGGTTATCATTCGTATCACTCCTTTCAACTATTGCAAAATTTGCGACAGTTCATATTTCTAGTTCTTCTAATGTGTATTTCTTGTTTAATTTCATTCCACTATACATAGTACCTTTTTTAAAGCTAGGAAATATCATCATAGCTTCATCTTTTATATATATTACTAGAAATTCTTTATTCCCTAAACTAATTTTCTCATCTTTCTCAATATATTTTATTTTGCTTCTAATTGGCTTTATAATTATTTTTAAATAGTTCTTTTCGACTTTATCCAATATCTCTTTTCTCTCTTCTTCAACTCTTTGAAATATTGTTTTGTATTTAACGGGTCTTTCAACTTTGACTATGCTTACATCGTCGTTAAGATTGTATTTTAAATTACTATCTAAATTCTCAAATACATAAGTTGTTTTTTGATAAGAATTATCTTTGTTAAAAATTATAACTTTTCCGTTTTTTAATATACATTTATCTCCGTTCTTCAAACTCTCATTTGTAAATGTATTTTTTTGTATTAGTTCTACATTGTTTTTATATATGTATCCATTAAACCTTCCGTTAGATATCGTTAGTCTATTACCCAATATAGCTTCAACCTCATATTTTTCACCAACTTCAAAACCATAAGTGGTATATTGGTCAATGCTACCTTTTCTCATGATTTTTACTTTATCTCTAACATTAATTTTCATTTTTTTATCCTCCTAGTTATTATTTTTTTATTTAGTCTATTAAGCTCCAAAATCTCTCCGCTCCATAATCATTTATTAATATTTTTCTTAACTCGCTTATTTCTATCTCTTCTAAGTCTTGAATATTATGTTCTTCACAGAATTTATTTGTTCCGAATGAACAAGCTCCTGTTAGGGCTCTGTATTGACTTCTTGTTACTTTTCCTGTTCTTTTTATTTCTGCTATTATTTCTTCTGAATCAACGTTGTCTAATTTTTTATAAGTTAGATCTTCTATTGCTTCTCTTACTGTATATCCATGAGCTGATATTTCTCCTTCTGTTGCTATATACATAGTTTCTACTTGGTCTTTCTCTTGCTTGTAAATATCTCTTATATCTACTGCTTTTATTATTTTTATGTTATCTCTTTTTTTCTCTGACAATATTATGCTTCTGATTCCGTCAATTTCTACAACCTCACAAAATTCTTTATTCCATAATATGTATTCTGTATTTGACTTTAAAACTCTTTTTCTCATATCTGTATATTCTTTGTTGCCTATTTGAGCAGTTTTGGCAAAAACAGGTATCTTTTTGCCATTATTATCTATTTTGAACTCTGCCAAGGCTATCCATGTTTCTTTTACAGCTTTTATAGTTCCTTTGTATCCACAATCAAAACATATTGAGTTCTTACCACTAATAACATTTTGAGCATAGTCTCCACTACTTGCATTTTTAGCATAGTCTCCACTACTTGCATTT